TGTCCTGAGTTCACTATAACAGGTTTTGGTAGACCTGTGTTCTTACAGAACAGCTGCAATGCAACAAGAGCTTCACGCTGATCTTTGTATTCTTTACCCTCACCACAATCTAAATCTAAAAAGAAAGAGCTAAGAGATTTTATGTTTGGTACTTTACGTGAATCCGCAGTTTCAAACGTAGCTAAACCAAACGATACATTATAATTGTTGTTATTTAAATTACGTGCTGTCTCAACTACTTGGTCAATAGAGTTGTAAAACTTCTGTACTGCCTTATCTTGGCTAAGACCGATCACGCAGTAGAATCCATCGCTGTCTAGGACTCTACTTAAAAATGTTTTTAATTCCATAGTTTCCACCCGTTGTAAACCGTGACTGAAAGGAAATGGAGTTGAACCCCTCAGCCACGGCTAATGTTAACGATTAATCATCATCCCAATCATCAACAATGTCACCCAAGTTAGTGCTATCCTTTTCAGCGGGTGGATGTGCTGAAGTTTTTGCGACCTTCTTAGGTTCTTCTACATCATCTGACACCTCACCAAAAGGATTATCAGACTCTGTAATCGTAAACCCTTCAACGTTATCAAAGGGATTTCTTTCCTCAATAGGAATATATTTAACCACTTGTACGCCACGCAATCGCAACGATATATTTTGTTTGCCACCCATATCCCATGGAACAAACTGTACAGCAATATTTACTGTACTTCCAGTAGTTAATAAGAAGTCATCAGGTAATTTATTACCTTTTGAATCAACCTGTAGAGGCTTTGTAGTTGGTGAGTTTTTAAACGCACCTGGTAATTTTGACTTAAAAGTAAAAGTACCTTCATCTTCCTTGGTAAAAGGATTTGCTAGTTTCTCAGCCCACTTATCTTTTTTATTGTTTTTATATGCAGTGGACATAGCTTTGTGCAACGCCTGAGCTGTATCTTTCTCCATCCTAAACTGTATCGAGTATTCAGCATTAGGCTCTAGTGCATTGCACGACACGGACTTCGACTCCTTAGCATCAAACCTATAAGGTTGATTTATTTTAGGCCACAAAGCCTCTACATTCTTTATTATATATGTATCCATTCTCGCTCTCCTAAGAGGTTATATTGATTAGTAGTCTTCATCAGCGAACTCGTCTATATCGCCAGTAACAACGGTATCCATTGCGGCATCTATACGTCTTTCGCTTTTAGTTTTGGTCAATGCGTTTGCCACATCTCCCACACGAAACCGATAAGTGCTACCTATTTTTATGTAAGTATCTTTCGGTATGTGTTCTTGTCGTATCCATGCACGGACTGTGGATATAGACACGTTAAAGTGTTTAGCCAAGTCCTCTATGGGTACAAATGGTTCTGAGTTAGTCATTTTTTCCTCACAGAAATTATTACTTCAGTTTCCTTTTCAAGACCTTCTGGTATTGAATCAGGGTTGTCTTCCATAAATTCTCTAAGATTAGACTGATTGATTCGCTTGTCCAACAGTTGTGGAACATTATGCTCTATTATAAATTTGTGCATAGCATCCCAGTCTGCAGTCCAATACTTTGTACGTCTAGACCTAAAGAATAAACCTTCGGAAGTTCTAACGCTTTCTGCATTGTGACGTTCACAATGATCTAGCATAGCCTGTTTAACAGTATCTAACTGTCGTATAAGTTTAGCCTCTTTTTCTTTAAACTCAGCTTGTAGAACTGCTCGTTCTGCTCTTATCTTCAAGTAAGTTTTTGTTAGTTTATCAGGAGTAATCTCCACCATAATATATCTCCTTGTTTATTATATAATTATATATAGTATCAAAAAATACGTTAGTCAAGTATTTCTTTGTAAAGATCAATTAATTTTGTGTGTACGTCTATTCTACTATCTAATAGTCTGTAAACGTGTTTTTCAGCACTAGACCCTTGAAGTTGTACAACAGTGGTTTTATGAGTTTGTCCTGATCGGTGAACTCTAGCATTAGCTTGCTCGTAGGTCTCAAGGCTACTCGTAGGTCCCCACCACACGACTGTGTTAGCTCTTGTTAACGTGACACCATGGGATGCCGCTTGTGGTTGTATCACGAGTACCTGTGGGTCAGGATCAGTCTGAAACTTCTTGAATATGTCAGTCCTTTTATGTGCAGGAACATCTCCACGTATAATCTCTGTAGTTATACCCTCTGCTCTAAGTTTATTTGTTAGTATGTCTATTACATGTTTGAAAGGTACAAATACTAAAACTTTTTGGCTTGACTCGTCTATGACCTCTCGCAATACCCTGTATCTGTTTTTTATATCAAACTCTAATGCAGAACCCTCGTCAGTATATATTGCTCCTGCAGATATTTGTAATAGCTTGTTCATGGTTACGGCAGAGTTAACAGCAGTAATCTGTTCTCCTGTAACTTCCATAATCATCTGGTCTTTTAACTTCTTGTAGTATTTCTTTTGTTGAGCCGTTAACTCAACCAATCTTTTAGTATAAACCATGTCAGGCAGATCAAGACATTGATCTTTGGTAAACCGTATGGCAGGTTGCAAAGCTCTGTATACTATATCTGTAGCGTTATCTCTAACCTTCCAAGTAAATTTAGAAACTTTATACATAACCATATCTTTGAAAGCACCATAGAATCTTGGCACTCTGTTTCTATCTACCATCTTGGCTAGACCGTAAGCATCTGCAGGGCTTTGAGATGCAGGTGTACCTGTCATCATCCACAACCAAGTATTTTCTTCTAATATACTTTGTAGTATCTTCCATCTCGTAGTTCGCACATTTTTATAATGCGTTGCCTCGTCAACAATTATTAAATCAAACCCACCTTTTTTTATTTGATCACGCACTATTGCAACACCATCATAATTTATAACTACAAAATCTGACCCCTCTTCGATTATCTTTTTACGTTTATCAGAAGAGCCATGCGCTACCGAAACACTCCTATGTGGTGCGAATGTAAACAAGTCATCACGCCATGCACTATCCATGATTGATAGTGGGCATATCACTAACACCCTTTTAATAATACCTAAGTTCATCAAATAATCTGATGCCCATATAGCACTAGCAGTCTTGCCTGTACCCTGTTCGTTAAAACAAAAAGCCTTTTTATTCTTAGTTAAAAAAGATGCCGTAGATATCTGATGTTTAAATGGCTTATGTTTGCCAGGCCACTCATACCGTGCCTGTATCGGTGATGGCACGTTAATGTTGAGTTTGTTTAGTGTCTGGACTTGCTCCAATCCCCACTTCACCATTACCTCATGGTCACTAACTTTACGACTTTTAGGTATGGCAGAGGTAACTTTGTTAGGCTCACGTAGTTTGAGCAACAAAGACTTATTGTCTATAATCTGCATGTGTTCTCTCTATTTATTTTTTATGCTATTTCCAATAATTGTTTTTCTAATTCTTTTATTTTATTAATAATTTTATGTTGTTTGTTAACTCTCTGCCCTGTTCTAGTGTTCATACCACTTCTTTTATCTTTAATAGGTGACTTACGCACTCTTAAATTATAAGGAATGTATTCAGAATCTAGCATATTTGTTAATTTTTCTACTAAGTACCTTCCTATAGACGTAAGGTACAAAACATTTTTTCTTGCTCCATGAGGATGACGTTCGATCCTAATTAAATTTAAACCGCCATACTTTCTTCTTGGTCTTGTTGTTAGCTTTTGCCCCTCAGACAAAGAGGCTACGTTTCTACTAACACTAGCTCCTGTCATATTTAAGACGTTAGTAAGCTCCGTATTACCCATTAAATCATCAAAGTCTCCAGTTTCATTAAATTTTTCTTCTGCACTTGCAACTAAAAGCAGAGTTAAGATAGATTGCAGTGTTAGTTCAGTATCAACTGCTCTAATTTCTTGAAACATATTCTCTAATTTTTGTAATTCTTTTTTCATAATGTATCCTTTTTAAATTGTTGAGTGTACTAAAGAGGAACCTTTTAAATGTTTCTCCCTTCTACAATGTAACTTTAGAAACCAAAATTGTTATTTTTTATTTTATAATCAATAGGTTAACTATTTATTTTTCTTTTTTGTGCTTTCGCCTGAGAGCTTCTTTCGCTCTTTTTGCGATCTGGGCTTGCTCGGTTTTCCCAGATACCTTGGCTCTTTGCTCCATAACAGTGAGGATTTGTATTTTTCTAGCATACGGTTTGTTGATATTTTTGACTTTTCTAGCCGTAGCTTGAGCATCTGCAACGGTAGCATACTTAATTGGTACAGTATCTTTAGGATTTTCATCAGTATATAATCTCCTCCCTGAGCCTTTTGGTTTCTTACCAGTTCCTGTCTTTGGGTCTTTAGCCACGTTTTTTCCTCCCATTTCTTGCACGATTTTTAGATGGACTTTCTAATCTAGTACCATCTTTGTTTGATCCACCTTTACTTAACATCTTATTGTGAGATACATCTTTGCCTTTACGGTTGATACCTTTCTTGTCGTAGGCACGTCTAGCACGTTGACGCTCCATGCGATCGGAATGTTCTCCACGCTCTTTCTGTTTTTTGTATTCTTTTTTGTAGGGTCTGGGTGATTTAGTATATGCCATCTGCTACTCCTAGTTACTTCCATTATGTACACATTCTAACACAACACAGTGTCTTTTGCATAGACCACTTGGTCTTGCATTCCATACATCTTCTTTCTCTGCGATCTCCATGCGACTATATTTATAGAACCACTTATCCCACAGGTCTCCACTGTCTTCTTTCCTGTAAACTTCTTTTACAGCTTTGTTTGCAATAACAAACAACAACCCTGCGTTTATCTTTTGTATTTCTGGAAAGTGTTTGAACGTAGCCATAGCCATAAGTTCTAACTGTCCTTTGTCTGCATACTCGGCAGACTTGCTCGTCTTATAATCTATGACCCATGCCTTTTTGTCTTTTATTATAATAAGATCAGCTATACCTCGCCACCACACATTCTTATCTCTAAACCCACATGGGTCTAAGTTATCATCAAGCCCCATCTTTATCTCTGTTAACTTGTTACCCTTCTTACGTTCTAGTGCCTGTAACGGACCGTTTAAGTACGCAAACTCAGGTGGGATAGGCTTACCATTCTTTATGTATTCTTCGGCAACTAAGTGCATCTTTGTTCCATATCGCATAGCCTCAGTGTGTGGCTCTTTATAATCTTTAGCGATATTCAAATGGTAAAACTTCTTTGGACACTGCTCAAAGGATTTTATTTTACTAAATGACCAAGGGGCTATGCTCACTCGCAATCTCCATATGATTTACCTTTACCACTTTCACAATCTACTGGCAGACCCTCAGCCCAGTCAGGTGTCCAACGCATACATTCTTCTACGTAGGCTTGGGCTTGCTCTGCCTCTTCATCTCTTACACACGTAGCTATACTGTCGTGAACAGTCAATACTACTCTATATTTCTTGGCTATTCTTAACATTTGTTCGCCTATAATACAACGTGCTATAGCTTGGCAGACATTCTCTATAATCTTGCCACCGTATATTCTGGTGTAGCCTCGTCTCGTTTTGTAAAAAAACTCTAGGCCTTTCTCGCCTTGTTCATGTCGTAGGTCGTCATATCTTATTGAAAGACCTGAAGGTAAGATTATATCTAAACCCTTAAAATTTAGGACTCCACGCTTCCCAAAGGGTGCAGACGCTCCTGACTTCAGGAACTGTTGGGCATCTCTCCATAACTCGTTTATCTTGTAGTTACTTTCTCTGTAGATCCTGATCACACGTCTTGCCTCATGAATGTCCATATCAAAACCAAAAGTCTGTAATTGATTCTGAAACTTCAAAGCACCCATGCCGTATCCTGCACCAAGTATAGTTGTCTTACCAACAAACCTCTGATCTTTAGTCACGTCTTGCTCGGCAACACCATATATGACTGATGCCATCTTTTTATATACGTCTTCTCCTTTGGTGAAAGCATTTGTCAAATCTTTCTGTTCAGCAAGCCAAGCTAACACCCTAGCCTCTATTTGTGACGAGTCAGCGTCAATCAGTGTGTGGTGCGGGGGTGGTAATATGCAACTCTTTAACTTGTTACCATCAACACCACGGCTAGGTAGGTTCTGTAGATTAATCTTGTCGTCACCACCCCAACGCCCTGTGTGTGCAGAATAATATCTTATGGGTACAGGGAGTAGTCCACGTTTCGCAATATCTATAAATCTCTGTGTACGTGTTTCTTCCAAAGTGCTTTTGTTACCTAGTCTTGCAGATACAAGGTTCTGTACTCTCTCGTCTGGATGTGTTTCTAATGCTTTGAAACCCTCGTCTGATTTAGAGAAAGCTAATGTCTCTTGACCAGTCGTAGCACTTATCTTAGTCGGAGGCTTAACACCAAGACCTTTTAATAGTTCTGCAAACTTAGGATTACTCATCAAATCCTCTTTGCTACACCCTGCGTTCAACAATAGTTTTTCTTTACGATTACGTGTTTCTGTCAAGTGGTTCTCTAACCAAATTAAATCTAAATCTAGCATAGGTTCTATGAACATACGCAAAGATAGATCAATGAGTTTTAGTTCTTTCTTTGGAAAGTCAGTTGCCATTTTTAAAAATACCTTGTGGGTCAACTCCACGTCATTGACACAGTAGTCACCAAACTTAGACAACTCTTCTTCGGTAAACTCTTCTCGTCTTTTACCTATAGTGTTCAACACCTCTTTGCCTTTTATACCAACGTCATACCGTTTTGCTAATGCGTCAAGGCTACTACTAACCTCCACACCGTTAACTGCTCTAGATATACACAGTGTATCGGTGTAGGCTTTTGGTTTAATGCCAAACTGCCAATTTAATATTGCACCATCAAACATAGTGTTATGTGCTAGTACCATGGAGCTTTCCCAGGGGAACGTATGTAAATACTCCTTAACTTGTTTGTGTGTACCACTCGCCCACTCTGTTGGATTGTTATCAAGTTTTATACCAAGACCAATGACTTCAAAGTCTTGGCTACGAACATACTCCTCAGTCGTCACTTTCTTCAGTGAATAATCTTTGTCGTAATATGTTTCAAAATCTAATGTAATTAAGTTCATCCCTTGTACGATATCCTATCTAGTTCTTCTTCTCTCTCACGTTCTTCTACCACAGCGCACTCGTACTCTATACCCACGTAAGCCATGTTATCTACATAGTGATCTTTGTTAGTAGGACTGTTCATTCTTCGTGCTAACTTCGTAGCTTGATGAACCAAAGCTATATCTCTGGCTGTTAACTTGTTACCAGTGATAGCGTTAAATATGCGAGCAATGTGCTTGTGGTTTGACACAGGGCTACCATAGTCATCTAGCCTGTCGCCTGAAGTAAGTGAGGATGCCTCTGCTAACAAGTCACAACGATTTAAGTGTTTCTTCATAATATAATCCCCTTGCGTCTAAGCTTTGCAACAAACATCTGTAAGTCTTCTCGCTTTCTTGTGTAAGTTTCTTTTGTTTGTGGATTATTATCACGCATATAATCCTCCATGGCATTGTCCATAACTTTTTTGAGGAACCTCAATTCTTCTTTTTGTGCAGGGGTTATTTCTACCTCTTTCGTCTTGGGGTATCCATAATCATTTCTACTCGTCATCTCCAAACACCTCTCTCCATACTTTCATCCTCCTCGCTATCTTTTCTTGTAATCTTTTTTCTTTTTGTATGGCTCGCCACTTTAAATTGGCTCGTTTTTTTGATTCACCATTTTTGTTCATACGCACCACATACCATTTTCTATGCTCGTAACTAGCCTTTGGTATGGGTTTTAGTTCAAACTCTTTCATAAATTTTTAGGTCTCGGCAATGGAGGTTTAGGTATCTGTATAAAAGTTTTACTGCAAGTATTCTTACCATAGAATAATTCTGATGCGTTTTTGCACTCTTCTAATGTTCCGTAGTCTGCTCTGTAAAACTGTCCGTGCATACCGTCTAATTCAAAACACGCATACCCAAACGTGTCACCGTACGTCTCGTTAGTCCACGCCTGACACGCATCTGCTGTAGTGAAGTATGCTACCATCATAATACTATAAAGTGTTATCATCTTTCGCTCTCCCATTTGTTAATTTGTTTTAACAAACTCTCGGCACATTCGGCTCTACCAAAGATGATGTCATCTGAGCCATCAGTGCATTTTGGTCTTTTTTCAGGGTGATCTTCATTGTTATACTCAGCGACAACCTCTGCACCATCATACACTTCATTCTCTAACCAATTTTTTATCTTTTCAATTAAATCCATTTTTCTCTCCTCTTTTAGTTCGCCCCCTCTGAGTTAAGGGGGCTAGATTTTACGTACCCTATTCGACAAGATCAGTAGATTATGAGGTTCAAACCTAAAGGAGACCTACCTCTTGTTGCAGTGGATATTTCATGCCGTAGGACTCTCACTGCTTACCCTACTCGGTGGGGACAAACTAAAAAAACCACCGATCGCCACATTCATCTTAGGGGGTGAGTTAGTTCTATCGCATCTTTCATGCTACTCATTAGATCATCTACGTTATCTTCATTGATAACCATAGAAAATCCCCCTGCTTTATTAATATCATTCAAATTTTTTTCTTGTAGTGCAGTAGGCTTATTGCTACCAGACTTACATTCAATCCCAAAAAATTTACCACGATAACACGCTACTATGTCTGGCACACCACTCCTCCCATACCCATAGGTCATGGGGTAGAAGTAATACGCATCCATAGCTTTCAACTGTGCTACTGCTTTCTTTTTTACTTTAGCCTCTGGTGTCATTTCTAAATCCAAAAAAACTGGTTTCAAAACTGGGGGTCGGCAAAGTCATACGAACCACCATTAGATATTATATTACGATAATAATCCTTACTACTGTGACCATACTTGTCTATAAACTCTTCTTCGGTCATGTGTTCGGCATCTTGTTCCATGTCAAGGATTTGATCGCTAAGTCTACTCATTATTTTCTCCTTTGTACTATTGGGTTAGGGAAATCCCTAACCCATTTTTGGTTGTACGTTTGTGAGCCAGAAAATACCTTCTTCTGTTTTCCAACCCACGTTTCTTATTCTGTCATCTGGCTTAACCATTGAAAGCACTGCTATCCTATCTTGCATCCACTCTGGCAAATCACTTACACTAGCATAGCAACCAACTTCATTACTGTCAATACATTTAGTGCCTAGACATATTACATTAACGTAACCGTCATCATTACGTACTGAAACACGATAAATACTATTGTATATTGTTGAATTGTTACTTAACAACATAGAACATACCATCTCCAGTATTGTAACCAACATCTTCTACGTACTCGTCAACGTCAGTAATATTAAGAACACTAACCTTACCCAAGATATCTTCTGGCATTTCTGCCTCTGTGTAACGTTTTATTTCTTTCACAACTTGTGGAGTATTTGTCTGTAAGTTGTTAACGTCAATGACTTCAAAGTGTAGTTCCCCGTCCCCATACTTGTCATAGGCACGAACAAAGTGTACGTGTAGAGTTTTTGCTTTAGCCTCTTTAGACGCATCTATAGCTTCAAAACATTCTTGTAACTGATGTTTTAATTCTGGTTGAGCAAACTTGTAATCACTTTTGAGAATATTACGAAACTCTCTCTGTAACACGTCATCACCATATCGTATCTTACTCCAAAGATTATCTGCTATATTCCTCTTATCATTAATACCTCGTTTAAATTTATCTTCTATACTCCTCACTTCCATCTCTGCAATCTCTATAGGATTGATAGGTCGCATAGCTTTCTTGGCTTTACTGAGAATAGTTTTGAGGTTGATACTTGTGTGCATACTATGTTGGTCGTTGTAGCTAGCATACTTTTCATTACATATATTGCGTGATGCAACCATATACTTTTTCTCGCCACTAACCCATTCTTGATAGTCAGCCCAACCAATGTACCCCAAGACATACGGATTGTCTTCGAGGTACACCCATAACTCGTTATCATGTTTATATGCAAACTTTAATCCTGGTGAATAGGCTAGTAACTCTTTCACATACTCATGTAACTCTGGAATGATAGCACATATATGCTTTCTCTCGCCACTTAGTATTTCTTCAAGTGTCATAGTTTTATCTAGTATTTTACTAACTCTTGTATGTAATCTATTCATTATGTCCTCCTTGGGGTTACTAATTCTACTATTGTTGCCTCGGTGTATTGTTGCTTTAGTTCCAAGGCTTTGTTAATCCAGTTGTTGTATTGGCTACGCACTTTGGTTTCGATCTCCCAACTTTCGTAGTCTTGACCGTTCCGATCTTTGTACTCACCACGTTTGACACTCTCCAGAATGCTATCACGCACAAACATATCAAGCAGGGTAACACGACATGGGTGGTCTTCGGTTTGAAATACATGAGCAATGAAGTCACCCTTGCCAGTCCAATCCCACCAATGGTTCATATCTTCAGCATCACCAAAGTCACCGTAAGCCCATTCATTATAGTGTTTCATCATGGTCTCTCGGTTTCTTTGATGTGTTTGCCAATCGTAACGATCACCAATGTCTACCAAGTTCCACATGGCATTGATGTAATTCCACATACTCTCAATAGCACCTTTGAGTTCAGCCTTACGTTTCTTGTCTACTCTCCACTTTGGTGGTGCAAACTGAAACGTGTTACCCTCTGGTAGCCACTCTTTAGTATTGACTGGTTTACAAAAGAATAACTGCCTACCATCTTCTTCGGAATCTTTATGCCACCAAACGTAGTCACTCTTTGGTAAGAAGAGTTTATCACCATACTTAATGATTGTGTCTGGTTCGTAATGACCAATGTTTGGGTTCTTAACTCTCATCCTACCCATACAGATATACTGTTTGCCATTATCGACAAGAAAGTCCATATCAATAGGTAAGTTGTGTTCTAAGAATGTATACCTTGATACGTGTCCACCCCCACCAGAGCCATTACGTACCTTGATAAACTCGTTACCCTCGTCATCAATAGACCACACTATCGGTGCTAGTGCCTCGACTTCTTGCATGGTTGGTTTTCTTTTTGCTTGGTTATGATGATAACTACCCCAAAAACCTATTGGGTCAACCTCACCGTCATTGAGAATATACTTCTGATCATTGACCTTGATAATACGTTCATGCTTTCTACTGCGAACACCTATCGGTCTAAGGTCATCCTCTCTCTTATGGTTCTTACTAACCATAGGTTTCACTTCGTTGTATCTCTTTGCAACATCTGCAAAGCTTGATAATCTCATTGATAAGTATCTATATGACATTCTGTTTCTCCTTTTGTCTATATAAGTTGCGAGTTCTTTTATAAACTCTTTGGTTTCTTCGTTTAGGTTTTGATATTCTTCGCTCAGTTCCATGTTAGGGAATTCCCTACATAAAATCTGACTTGACGTGAACAACCTTACCCACGTCTGGTTTTGCACTTTTGTTGTCTAGGACACACCATAGTGTAGGACAAGTCCATTGACCCCATGACCCACCGAGATATCCGTCCGTTAGGATAATGCAAGCTTGTGGTGACACGTTATTGTCAGCCATGTACTGAGGAACACACTCAATCATAGTGCCTCCCCCACCCTCTGGCTTGGTTGAGTTAATGAGATTGTCTAGCTCGTGCATCCCATATTTCTCTGCACGACACACCTCGGTATCCCAATACAATATGTGTACTGCACTAGGCTTGACGGTTTCAGCGATAGACTTGACCTCGGATAAGAACACCGATAGTTCACGACCACCGATACTGCCTGACGTGTCAACGGCAATCACCAACTCCTCGACTTTCTCGGATACACCACTAGGCATATAGATACCCATACTGATGTACCGTCTGTTAGGCTTGCGCCAACTAGAGTAGTCTCGACCTGCACAAGTCTCGGTAATAAACTCACGTAAGATCTGTCGCCAATCTACTTGTGGTCTCAGTAACTCGTCAATGTCACGATCGCCACCACTACCCATCTTACCTGCAACCATTGCACCTTGACGTATAGCTTGGTCAATCTCTCTTGCAAGTTGGTCTTTCTCATCTGGGGTCATGGTCTTTGCGTTATCCCAGTCATGCTTGTCTAACACGTCACCACTCTTGGTATGACCACTGCCACCACCGTTGCCGTTCTTCTTCAAGTCGTGGAATACTCTTGCCGTATCCCAACCCTTGTACTTCGGATCGTAGCAACCCTTGGTCAACTCGCCAGTCATTGTGGCAAACCCATCCTCGTTATCTTCAATGAGTTTGGCATTGATAACAAAGTCCATAGCCATGTTCGCTAGTTGTAGGTTATCTTTGGCTAGATGTTCCCAAGTGTGTAAGTGTCTGTATAACTTGTGATAGTTCTCATGCAATACGAGGAACCGTAACTCTGCGTCATTGAGTTTCTCACAAAACAAACGACCATACTTCTCGTTCATACCATCAGTACAAGCCGTCATGTCGATATCATCAGAGATAGTGCGTTCACCGACCATCAGCACTCCTGCCAATGCCATGTACTTTTTATTCTCCATGATACCAACAACTGCTTTTTGTAGCCGTTGGTCTACTGTTAGTTT